ACACAGAATTAAAGAACTACCTATTGCAGATCATGCGTGAGAATCGCAGGTTGCGTCATGAGGTGCGACTGCTATGGGCAATCCTAGTGCTCGCATTGATAGCCATGCTTTGTGGTGGATGCTCGACCTACCGCACACCAGTTGAGTACAGTGTCAAGCCATTCAAGGTGGTGCTGGCAGAGGATCAGTATATTCAGGCGATGTGGGAAGCAAGCGGTGGCAATAGCGATGTTGCGCCCGATGGATTCATTGACCAGCAGGAGCGCACAATCTATGTGCCGTTCAAAAACAAGGATATCCACGGCAACCCGAAGCCCGATATGTATGTGCTAGGGCATGAGGTATGGCATTTGAGGGAGCTTGGTGGATGGTGGCATAGATAGGAGGTGAGGGATGAAGCGTAGAGCATTGCGCAGCAGGGCCTCAGGAGACAGCGCCTATATGCGCAAAGCTGACGCATTGATTCAAGCCTACGCCAGCCGCCAGCCTTGCGAGGTTTGCGCCTCGCAGGGGATCCGCAACACTTATCGGATAGCCGGACACCACATTATCTCGAAGAGACGAAGCCGATCGCTCCGCTTTGATTTGCGCAACATTGCCTTTGTATGCAGCGAGCATCACACGACCGGAAACGATATCTGTCCGCATAGCCTGAATAATGTTGCAGTTGACAATTTCGAGAAATGGGTCCACAATAATAGGCTTAGAGATTGGGAGTATTTGCAAAGCCATAAGAACGACCCGTTCACGGGGATATCTTACCGCCAGCAATACGAGAACCTGAAAACTTCGTTGGAGACCATCTAATGGGACTGTTTGACCGTTTCCTGGCTAAGAGACTCGAGAAAGGATTTGCAGAAATATCGGAGGGGGCTGGAGGTTTTGAGTTTATAGGAAACCAAGCCAAGACCCCAAAGTTCAGCTCGGCGGAAGCTGTTAAGCAGTACAAGTCTTGGACATACAACGCAGCAACACGAAATGCTGTTGCAACATCTTCCGCAACCCTGCGGCTATTTGCGACCAGAGGCTCAGGCGAGTCAATGCCCAAGATAGCACCTTATGCGCCAATCACAAAGCAGCGGGAAGCAGAGCTCAAGGCCGCCAATCCGAGAAACAGCGCAGTCCGGAACGCTGAAGATATCGTCGAAATAACAGAGCATCCTTTCCTTGACCTGATGGAGAACCCGAACCCGTTTCGAACGGAAGAAGAGTTCAGGCAGGAAACATCTCTCTTTGCTGACCTGACTGGAAATACCTACTGGTTTATTCAGACCGGCTCTGGGGTAATGGCGGGGATACCTGAGCAACTGTGGATACTTCCAACTCAGATCACAAGAATAGTCCCAGATCCTAAAAAGTTCATAAAAGGCTATCTATACGGCAAAGTCACCAAGGAAAAGGCGCTTTTCCCTGAAGAGGTCATGCACATTCGGCGGCCCAATCCGTCTGACATGTGGTATGGCAAGGGCCGAGTTGAGGGCGCCTGGGACGCAATACATGGCTCTGAGGCTCTCGACAACTACGAGAACAGCACCGCCAGATATCCAATCCCAGCAATGTTTTTGAAATACAAAAAGTCGCTACAAGCTTCAAAGCGTCGGGAGATCCTTTCGGAGGCTGACAGAGCTATACAGTATCAAGCCCGGTCTCAATCCTACCTTGCCGGCGTTTTTGATTCTGACGCAGAACTGGAGAAGCTGTCCTTTGCGCCGAAAGAGGTTGTTGCTCTTCAGGGCCGCAAATGGTACAGGCAGGCTATTGTTGAGGCTTTCGGGCAGACATTATCTCTCTATGATACGCAGGCAGCAAGGGCAACCATTGAGGGCGCTATCTATTTGTGGGCTCGCTTTGAGCTCGACCCGACCAACCAGCTGATTGCCGGTAAGATCAATACGAACATCATTCCCAGATACGACGGAGGCGACCGACTTTTCTGCGCTTTCGATCCTATCACCAGAGAAGATGCAGAGTTTGCTCTCAAGCGGGACACGGAAGACCGCAAGGCCAGCATACGGACGATCAACGAGGTCCGGCACAGTAGGGGCTTGCCTGAGTCTGATGACGAAAGAGCCGACGACCTATTTGCCAAAACAGAAAAATCTAATCCTATCGAACTGGCCAGCTCGAAACTCACCGCAACTAAAAATAAAAGCGCAAGCACTACTATTTCGACGGACGACAATCGTCTGGCTGGTTCAAGACCCACTTTCGACGGAAAGGCAATCCACGCAACTCTCGAAGGCGTTCCGGTATGGATATCTTGAAAAAAGAGACCGAAGCTGAGCGACAGGCAAGATCCAGAGCAACAGCTGAAGAACGGAGCGGCGGAGCCAACCCACCATTGGACCAGCTAGAGCGCTCTTTCAGCAACGATACTACCGCCCTTTTTCGAGACCAATACAATACAGCCATTGAGACGGAGATTTGGATTACCGGCGAGGTTGCCACGTTTGAAGCAGCAAGCTGGCTCGAGGTATTTGCAATAATGGCCTCCGGCTACATAGGCATTAAGACCGGTATGCAGGGAAAGAAAGAAGCTGACGTTCTGGGTATAGAAATGGCCGACTTTCTCGATCGGCCGGACGTTGTCGCAGCCATAAGAGACGAGTCTTTCCTTTTTGCTCAGTCGCTGGGCCGAAGCACAACGGACGCTATTAGAGACCAGCTGGCGAGAGCCATAGAGCAAGGTGAAAGCATTCCGGAAATAAAGAAGCGCCTGCAGACAGTCTTTGGCTTCATAGACGACCAGCGGAAGGAGAGCTGGCGAGCGGAGCGGGTGGCAAGAACGGAAGTGGCAAGGGCTCAGACGATAGGGCAGCGGGAATACTGGAAGCAAACCGGAGTGGTTGAATCAGTCGTCTGGGATGCAAGCGGCGACGCTTGCCCCTTCTGCCTGGAGATGGACGGAAAGGTTGTCAGCATTAACGAGGTGTATTTTGATAAAGGCGCAGAGATGACCGTTCCCTTTAGCGGAAAGGACATTTCAATGGGGTTCAATTACGCAGATGTTCCCGGTCCGCCTCTTCAGCCTAACTGCAGATGTACGCTAATTGCTCAAATATCGGAGCCGGTCGGGGTATGATTTCAGCCATTGTAGTCGTAAACAAGCGCTCAAATTATCTGCTCGATTGCGTCAAATCATTACGAGAGGCTGGAACGGACGTTGAGATAACGCTCTATAATGTCGGCGACGACTCGGCTGTTGGCAGTATCTGTCTGGGGTTGAAGAAATCAGGATCAATTGACCACCTAATGATGGGTGACAGGTGGCCAACTCTGTATAATTCCTACTGTCATGGGTTGGACTTCGTTAGGAGCCAGAACCCTGACGTAATTCTGCTTACAGCCGACGACTATGTTTATCGGCAAGGCTGGGGTGCCGAGCTGGAAGCTTTTCTTTCAGGCAGCAAAGGGGTCTCTCATTGCTCTTGCGAGCTTGAGCCGCTCTTCCCTTGGAATATTCCGACGGAAATAGTGGAGCACAATGGAGTCAAGGCGCTTAGCAGAGCTACCTTGCCTGGCGCTAATTGGGCTTTTACAGCAGAGGCCGGCGACCGAATAATAAAGCCGCTCCTTCAGGCTTATCAGGACGACCAGCAAGCCGACCACATGCTCAACAATTACGTCAGGGAAAAGCACTCCCTGAAACTTTGCGCTTTGAATTTGGCAGAACATGTGGGAGCCTATGACTCAGAGGTCGGCAATATGGCGTTTCAGATAGACGCTAAACCGTTACCCGACCACTGGCAGATATAACCGAAAAGAAAGGAACAACCGAAATGAAAATACTGTGGCATAGCGTACCAGCGAGGTTTCCAACCGGATACGGCAATCAGACGAGACTATTCTCTAAGGCTCTGAAAGACTCAGGAAATGAGATCCTTATTTCTTCCGTCGTTACCAGCATGCCAACATACAGAGACATGAACGGCATTGAAACGCTCGGCAATGGCCCTCGGGCAAATTACGGTAACGACTGGATTCTGGAGCACTTGAGTCATTACGAGCCGGACATTGTAATAAGCATGACAGACACCTTCATGTATGATTGCAAAAAATGGGCTCACGTTCCTTGGGCCGCTTGGCAGGTTGTTGACTCTGCTCCGCTTGTGAAAGAGCTACGGGAGCCTTGCGAGACTGCGAAAATCAATCTTGCTATGAGTCGGTTCGGACAGCGCACAATGGCAGAGGCTGGGTTTGAGTCGACATATATACCCCTGTGCTTCGATCCGGTGGAGTATAATCCATTCCTGAGCCAGCGAGAGGCCAGAGAAGCGCTTCTGGAGTCTTGCGGCGTTGATTGGCGGGACAAGTTCGTAGTGATTATGAACTCAGCCAATATGTCAAAGCCGGCTCGTAAAAACTTCGGCGCAGCGTTCAAGGCTTTCTCTATCCTTCGCAAAAAGCGCTCTGACGCTGTTCTTTTTTGCCATAGCGAGACAACGGGGCAAATGAGCAATGGTGAGGACTTGCGAGAAATAGCGAAGCTCTACGGCCTCGACGAAGATTGCCTGGCGTTCCCGCCGCAATACGAGTATTGCATGGGGACGCTTTCGCCGGCTTACCTCCGGATGATGTATTCTTGTGGAAACATCTTCCTGCATACAGCTATGGGAGAGGGGTTCGGGCTTCCGCTGGTTGAGGCGCAAGCTTGCGGCCTCTATGTTGTATGCCCAGACGCCACCGCAATGCCTGAGCTAGTCCATTACGGCAAGATCCTGCCACGAGATATGGGGGTAAGCTTCATGTATCACCCTTCGACGGAGCAGTATCTTCTCGACGGAGATAAGCTCGGGGAAGTGCTCCTGGATATCTACAAAGCTAATCCTCAGCGGAAAGCCGTTCCCGAGGTAGAGGTTTATACTGTGGACAATGTTCTGAGTGAGCATTTTTTGCCTTTCCTGGATGGTGTGGATTGTGGTACTCTTTCCGAAAACATGGAGAAATGACATGGCCAAGCAAAAACTGAAGCTCAAAGAGATAATCAGCAGGTTCCCAAAAGAAGCCCGAGAAGCTATCAAGAAGGGAACGCCGGATCTGGACAAAGCCGAGATGGAGCGCCACGCATGCCAGACAGAAATCAAGGCGCTTGACTCCGACAGAACAGCTACAATCTATCTGAGCACTCGTGTTGTCGATAGAGACGACGACATAGTCACGCCGGATGGGTGGCGGCTCAAGGATTATCTGCTCAACCCTGTTGGGCTCTGGGCTCATGACAGCAAGATTCCCGTTGTATATACAGCCGAAGAGACCAAGGCTGACGAGTTCGGTCTGATGCAGCGTATCAAGTTTGCAGAGACTCCTTTCGCCAATGATTTGTGGCTCTTGGTTAAGGGCGGGTTCCTGAAAACCTTCTCGGCTGGCTTCCGCAGCCACAGCGTTCTATGGGAAGACATGGAAGAGTTTGCCCCTCTAATGTCGAAGTTTCGCTCAGAATGGCCGGAGCTAAACGAAGCGGACGCAACCCGTTGTGATCGGATTATTCTCGAAAAGACGCTCTTTGAATCAACAATATGTAATATACCGTCAAATCCTATGGCGCTTGTGCTTTCGCTCGACGAGGGCAAGGTTGCAATAGAAGACGAGACAAAGGAAGCGCTCAAGATTGAAGAGTTTATCAAAAAGGGCGTAGACGATGGCGTTCTGGGGAAAAAGTTTGCCCGGACGCAGCACAAGGCCAAGAAAAAAGCAGAGCCGCCCAAAAGTAAAGAGCCAGAGGCCCCTTCAGAGCCTGCAGTCAAAGAAATGACGCTCGAGATCAAGGACGCTACCGGACTGCAGATTGAGGAAGGCTTACGGATCAAAGAGCACGTTTCTCAGGAGTCTATTGACAAGAGCCTGGCGCTGAGCGTCAAAAAAGCAATTGACAAGGGACGTGGGGCTGTGTGATAATCTTCTCTGTTGAAGATTGAGACCGTCTACCTACCATTCTGGCTGGCTGACAAAGAAATCCCGAAAAAGAAAATACAGGAGAAATGTAATGAAGTATTTTATTCGTATCGTCAAGAAGTGGACTGACCCTGAAGGCAAAGAGTGGGACGCAGGCAAAGAGCTTGAAATCAACAAGGAAGATGTTGCAAAGCAGGCGATTTTTGACGGTTTCGCTGAGCGCATAGAAAAGCTGACGGAAGCCCCGAAGTCCGACGACAGCAAGACTGTTGTTATTGACGACGAAGCTGTAT